CTTCCATAATCATTTTGATTGTGTCTTTCATTTAGTTTCCCCCTTTAATGAATAAAAATCGGAGTTTTTCCGACTTCGTATAATAACTATAAGGTAAAATCAAAAAAATCAACGAGTATATAAATATATATCCCTATTTTTTAACTATTTACTATTTATTGTTAGGTAAAAACTATGGCAAAAGATTACGAAATATTCGAGGGAAAAACCTTATCAGATGTCTTCAAGGACATATACGATAATTCCAAAACCAATAAACAACAATTAGAAGTATTGATGAAAGAGGTTGTGGGATTTATCAAGGACGGAGATACAGCCGTTCAGATAGTTCCTATGCTAAAAGAATATTTAGAAATCAATGTAAAGAACGACGAACAACTTGTTAAGTTAGCAACAATCGTTCAAAGAATTACAGCAGCTGAAAAACGAATAACATCTGACGATAGTGAGTTCGGTTTATCAGAAGCAGAAAAAGAACAACTGATGAGTGCAATAGAAACAGATGTTCAAGAGTTACAAATCAAAAAAGACGAAATAGAAAGCTCTATCAGTAAGGAAAGTTAAATGGCTAATATAGTGGACAAACCGCTTGATAATGTAAGTGTTCAAGGTAATGGTGTAGTCACAAAAAATGAACTTCGTGCGATATTAAGAAACATATCGGTTGAAGTTCCGGATGCTCAATCAAACTCAAGTTTAGAAGTATTTGAAGTTTTAGAACTAAAAACTGATGCTGAAACAAAACAACAAGAAGTTGTTGGTAGATATGTTTATTCTCAACACGGAGATTCTGAGGTTAACAATTATAAACCTTGTAATTCTAATATTATTCAATATCCTATGGTTGGGGAATTGTGGTTAGGACTTAGTTATAAAGATGAAAATTATTATTTAGCAAGATTAAGTGATACTGATATTTCAGTAAACTACCAGAAATTAGGAGAAAGTGAAAAAGTAATTTCACCAGGTGTAGATAACACAGATGTAAAAACACCAAAAGAAAGTATTTTATCTCGATTATTTGGAACTATAAAAAAAGATATAAACCCAACAGCTAAAGCTTTTGAAGAAGGTTCAACACTTATCCAAGGTAGATTTGATAACTATATAAATCTTGGTAGTGATGAAGAGAGTAGAGGTATAATAAATATCAATAACGCTGATATTGCAACTATTGATATTGGTATAAAAGAACAAGTTACTTTTAGTAAAATAGGTAGAGAAATATTTCCAGAAGTAAAAGAAGCAGCAACCATTACAATGGACGCAGACAGGATAGAATTAAATGCAAGAGATACTGGTATTGAAATTGTATCAGAGGATAGTATTCTTATTGATTCAAATGATGGTGATATATTATTAGAAGCAGCAGACAGAATTAGATTGAGACCAAGAAATAGTGTTATTGACTTTGTAACTATTAATGGACAAAAAAGGGATATAGCAAATCCAGACGGAGATATAATGTTACCTAAGTTTATAAAAGAAAGAGCTGGGGACTTAAGACCAATGGTTGAAATACTTAAATTAGAATTACAAGCATTACCTTTTTTAATACTACCACCAGTATTACCAGGTGGAATACCTAATCCAAGTTTTATGGTAGGTATGAAAATTAGATACGACGCAATAAAATTTTATATAGAAATGATTAAAAGATTTATAAGTTTAGAATGGTTACCAAGATTTGATTTTGAAATGGTAAACCTTCAAGAAGTATTAGATGAACTTGGTTTACCAGGTTTACCAGGACTTGACGCACTTGGTGGATTTGATGGTGTGTTAGCTGATATAGCTGGAGCGAAAGCTAAACTTGAAGTTATGAAAGGTGTAGCAGATGGATTAGCACAAAGTGCACAACAAGTAGGAGGTCAATTAAATTCAATCGTAGAAAATGGAGAAGTAGAACCAAGTGATTTTATAACAACACTTGATGAGTTTGAAAGTAATCCAGATAACCCAGAAATAGATACAACAGATGTTAGAGATGTTATATCAGATGGCGCTACTTCAAAAGAATTACAAAGATACTTTTTAAATGGTGGTTCACCACAATTACAAGAATTGACAAGAAATGCTGCACAAGGTCAACAAGATGTAGCACAATTAGAGCAAGTAATTAATCTTGCAGAAATATCACAATTAGCAAAACAGGAGTAATAATGGATAAAAATAAATTAAGAAATATAATTGAATTAGTTGTTCGCAAAGAAGTTAAAAAACAACTTAGCGAGATATTTATTAATGAAGAAAAAGAAATCAAATTAGCAGAAACGATTTCTAAACCTAAACCTAAAAAGGTTATCAAAAAACCTAAAAAACAATACACAAAAAACACAGCGTTAAATGAAGTATTGAACCAAACCAAACCATTAGGTGCACCAATGGAAGATGAATATCCNTCATTGGGTGGTGGAGTATTAGGTAGTGATAATATGGCAGAAGTATTAGGTTACGGAAATTTAGGTCGTGGACAGAATAAAGAAAAAGCAAGAGAAATGGCAGCGGTTGATTCAATTAAGAAAGCAGGTGTAAATGTGGACCAAGTGCCAGAAGATGTTCAAAATGCATTAACTCGTGATTATTCTGGTTTGATGAAAGCAATTAATAAAAAGAAAACAGGTGAAGGTGGGTTTAGACCATAATGGCAAGAAGTGTAAAAGAAATAGATAGAAATGATGACAAGTATGTCGGAATAAGATTTCCATTGGATTATAGTCCAGAGGGATTTTTCTATAAAACGAAAACCGTATTAGAACAATCAAAAGCAAATCTTAGAAATCTATTACTTACCACACCAGGTGAAAGAATTTTTCAACCAAGCTTTGGGAGTCGTTTAAAAAATATCGTCTTTGAACAAGGACAAGATATTCCAAATAGAGTTGAAGAATCTATTAGAACAGCTACTGATACTTTCTTACCTTATATCAACATTATAAATGTATTCACTATACAAGAACAAAATCAAGTCAATATTCAGGTTGAGTTTTCAGTCACACTTAATCCAGATGTAATTGAACTATTATCATTTGACTTTAGAATTGGAGAATAGAAATGTCCGACTACGGAACAAATAAAAAAACATTATCAAAAGAAGTAAATTATCTCGGTAGAGACTTTACAGATATTAGAGAAAACTTAATAGAGTTTGCGAAATCATATTTCCCAAATCAATACAATGACTTTAATGAAGCATCACCAGGTATGATGTTTGTTGAAATGGCAGCGTATGTGGGAGATGTATTGAATTACTATGTTGATAACCAATTCAGAGAAACTTTAATTCAATTCGCAGAAGAAAGAAAAAATGTATTGTCAATCGCTCAGTCATATGGGTATAAACCAAGATTAGCATCACCTGCTATTGTTGAGATGACATTTAGTATTGATGTTCCAGCAGTAGCTATCGACGCAAATAATTACAAACCCAATTTAGATTTCGCAGGAAAGATAGAATCCAATTCAACTCTGGTAGCAAATAATGGAACAGAATTTACATTATTAGATGATGTTGATTTTAAAGTATCAAGTTCATTAGATAATATGGAAGTAAAAGCATTACAACCCACATCAGGTAATATTCCTACAAACTTTAGATTAACTAAAAAAGGTATGGCTCAATCTGGTGTAAGAGAAGAAGAAGAATTTACATTTACAAGTGCAAAAGAATTCGATAAAATTATTTTATCTAATGATAAAGTTACAAGTATAGTTGAAGTTACAGATAGTGAAAATAATAAATTTTATGAAGTTCCATTTTTAGCACAGGATACGGTTTTTGAAGATGAAGAAAATTCAACGCTCAATGACCCAGCGTTAGCTGAATTTAAAACTGATACACCTTATTTGTTAAAATTAATAAAGGCATCAAGAAGATTTACAACAAGAGCTCGTGATGACAATCGTATGGAATTGAGATTCGGTTCAGGTATTAGTGATAATGCAGATGAAGAAATAATTCCAAATCCAGACAATGTCGGTTCAAGGTTAGGTCTTGGTGTATCAAGATTAGATGAGTCATTTGACCCAAGTAATTTCTTAAAGACAAGAACATTTGGATTAGCACCAAGTAACACAACACTTACCGTATCTTATAATTATGGTGGAGCAGTAGAACATAATGTATCAACAAATAGTATAACATCTTTTAATAGATTAACTTATACAAATACTACACAAGGTTTAAGTGCAACTACATTAGCTGCGGTAAAAGCAAGTATCACACCTATTAATGAAGAACCAGCTTCGGGTGGGGCTTCAACAGAAACCATTACAGAAATAAAACAAAATGCATCTGCTTACTTTAATGCACAAAATAGAGCAGTTACAAAAGCAGACTACATAACAAGAGTTTATTCTTTACCACAAAAATATGGTAATGTAGCAAAAGCATTTATTGTTCAAGATGAACAATTAGAACAGAATGGACAATTAGTTATTAATGATGGGTTAGTAGTTGATACAAGAAGTCAAGGAACAGAAGTAAAAAATCCATTAGCATTAAATATGTATTTATTAGGATATGACGCAAGTAAAAGTTTGGTTAGATTGAATAGAGCAGTAAAACAAAATGTTAAAACATATCTTTCACAATATAGATTATTAACAGACGCTATCAATATTAAAGACGGATACATAATTAACTTTGGTGTAAAATATAATATTGTTACAAAGAGAGGGTATAATAAAAATGATGTATTGTTTAGAACAATACAAAAAGTAAAAGAATTCTTTCAAGTAGAGAAGTGGCAAATGAATCAACCAATTATATTGAGTGATTTAGCATATCAGATTTCTACTTGTGAGGGTGTAGTATCATTAG